TCTTTGTTGATAATGCTTCCACATTCATTACCATAATTTTAAATCTGTAATCACTTACATCTTTTATGTTTTTTAATTGTTGTTTGTATTCTGCACTGGTTGATTGTTTCCAAGCTACAACATTTTTTTCTATGTAGTCAGGAACGTGTGTAGGTATTTCTTGATCTACCCAATTCATATATGTGCCTTTTGGCGCAACTATTAACACTCTATCTATTCTACCTTTGTTGTATAGAATGCATGCATTATCCAATGCTATTTTAGTTTTACCTGTACCCATTTCAGCAAAAATAGCAAATGCTTCTTTGTTCCAACATTTTTTCAATGCATCTTTTTGATGCTCATATGGCTTCGTTTTAAATTTGTACATTCTTAATTCTATTGACTTCGTATATAACATGATCTATATGAGAATCAAGAAATAAAATTATGACAGTTTACGTGCTACAAGAAATGGGTAGAAATATTAGATCAGCAGAAAAGTTTGGTGATTTAAAAGTATTGTTACCTGATAATAAACAAATAGTTTTATCTTCTGGACCACTTACACATAAGCTAAAAAAAGAGTTATCCACATTTTGTGATGATGACTATTTGCTTTTGATTGGTGATCCTGCTATTATTGCATTAGCTGGCGCAGTTGTCAGTGAAATGAATAGAGGCAAATTTAAAGTGTTGAAGTGGGATCGTGATGAAAAACGATACTACGACATAGAAATAGATTTGAGAGGTTGATATGACAAGTTTAGATCCAAGAGATTTACTTACCCAAATGCAACAAGATTCGGGCTCCACGGCCCAGGACAACATGGGTAAGATAGGTGCTGTAGCAAATGATGTAGCAGACACTGATAAAGAGATTGCTGATTTAGAAGAGCAACTCAAAAAGAAAAAAGATTACAAAAAACATTTAGCAGAAAATGTTCTACCTAACTTATTTGCAGAAGTAGGTTTGTCAGAGCTAAAGCTGGCAGACGGTAGACATCTCAAAGTTACCAACTACTATGGTGCTTCAATCAAAGATACAAAGAAAGAAGCAGCATTTACGTGGTTAAGAGACAATGGATTTGGTGATTTGATTAAGAACCAAGTCAGTTGTAGCTTTGGAAGGAATGAAGATGAGAAAGCTAAGTCGTTGATAGATACTTTGAATGATCAAGGTTATCAATCAATGCAACGTGAATGGGTCGAACCTTCCACCCTTCGCGCATTCATACGAGAGCAGCATGAAGCAGGTAAGGAATTACCTATGGATTTGCTTGGGGCTTTCGTAGGACAAAAAACAACGATTAAAGACTAAAGGAGAACGGCCGTATGGCAAAAACACAAGCAGTCGCGAAAGCGGCAAAACTAGATCTAGCAGTTCTTGCTAGTGACTCAAAAGATGCAAGTGGGTTTGGCAATCTTGACATGTCAAGAGACATTGCAATCCCTTACATCAACATACTACAATCCAATAGCCCACAACTTAATCCGCAAAAAGCAGAGTACGTTGATGGTGCTAAAATAGGACAGTTCTACAATACTGTCACACAAGAGGTCAGTGATTCACTTAACGTGATACCTGTTCTCTATCAACTACGATACGTAGAATGGAAACCACGTGAGCAAGGTGGTGGGTTCGTTGAATCACATCATGCTGATAGTGGCATTCTTAGTAAAACTAAACGAGATCAAATTTCGTTTAAAGACGTGTTGCCTAATGGTAACTACGTTGCCACTACTGCCTATCACTATGTAATGGTGCAAGGCAAAGATGGTGCTTGGTCACAAGCTGTTGTAAGCATGACTTCTACTCAATTGAAAAAAAGTAGACGTTGGAACAGCTTGATGTTGAGCCAGAAAATTAGTGGTCCATCGGGAAGTTTTACTCCACCAACATACGCAATCATTTACAAACTATCTACAGTTAGTGAGTCTAATGATCGTGGTAGCTGGTTTGGGTATCAAGTTGAGAGAGCTGGTCAGGTTGAAGACGCTGGCGTGTATAACGAGGCAAAATCATTTTCAACTGCCGCATCAAGAGGAGAAGTCGAAGCTAAACCTATGTCAGAGGGTGAGCCTGTAAAAGAGGCACCACAATCTAACAATAAAGAAAGCGAAGAAGAAGTACCGTTTTAGGTATTTCTTCTACTAAAACTGGAGGTTTAGTGGATAAGTTCAAATTGATATTTGAAGGCTTAGACGTGGCTTATGGTCAGCATCAATCCGAAGGGAAACGTGCTGACGGTAAGCAGGAGGGTAAATCCTACATTGTCAAACAAGAGGTTACAGATAGTCTGTGGCAATCACATCTTGATGGTGTAGGTCCCTCTCTTGGTATCATACCTATAAGAGCTGACAATACAGTTACCTGGGGATGTATAGATATTGATACATACCCAATAGATCATAGAAAGATAATAAATAGTATTAGAAGTTTACAGCTACCCTTGGTGCCATGTAGATCCAAGAGTGGTGGTATGCATATATTCTTGTTTCTTAGAAACCCAGTGTCCGCAAAATTAGTGCGAGAGAAGCTACGAGAGGTTGCATCTGGTTTAGGATATTCTTCTGTAGAAGTATTTCCCAAACAATCAACGATACTGATAGAGAAAGGAGACCTAGGTAATTTCCTAAATCTTCCTTATTATAATTCAAAAAGTACAACTAGATATGCGTATAAAGATGATGGAACAGCGGCGACCTTGCCAGAGTTCTATCACTTATATGATAAATACATAACAAATGAAATAGACAAAGTTGCAATCCAGGTATCTGATGATGTCATAAAGGATGGCCCACCATGTTTACAACAACTTTGCACACAAGGTTTTCCTGAAGGCACACGCAACAATGGGTTGTTTAACATAGGAGTATATTTACGTAAGTTTGATCCAGACAATTGGAAAACATTATTAGAAGAACACAATCGTAATCACATGACACCACCTCTATCAGCATCTGAGGTGGTCACAGTGCAAAAACAATTAGAGAAAAAAGAATATAACTATAGATGTAAAGAACCACCAATTAGTTCTTACTGCAACGCAAGAGTATGTAGAGGTAGAAAGTATGGTGTTGGTGGCAATGGTGCATCATTAGAATTTAGTGCGCTAACAAAATTAGAAACAGATCCACCAGTTTGGTTTCTTGATGTTGGTGATAAGCGTATGGAATTACAAACAGACGAGCTGCAGATACAAACTAAGTTTCAAAAGAAATGTATGAATAGTTTGAATCACATGCCAGCTCTTGTAAAACAGTCAGTGTGGCAGGAAATTATTGAGAGATTAATGCAGAATCTTATCAAGATTCCTGTGTCTGATGATGGGTCATTGGCCGGTCAGTTTGAGGCTCACCTCCAGGAGTTTTGTACTGATCGTGCCCAAGCCCTAAACAGAGATGAATTATTACTACGTAAACCATGGACAGAAGATGGCACAACATGGTTTAGACTCAAAGACTTACAAGACTATCTTACACGTAACAAGTTTACATACTTCAATACAGGACAGCTTGTACAGGCATTGAGACATCTAAAAGGCAAGAGTGATAAGTTTAATCTAAAAGGTAGAACTGTGCGTGTGTGGGGCGTGCCTGCATATCAACAACAAGATTCTGCGTTTGACATCAAGGAGGTAGATGGTGCGCCGTTCTAAATTACCAAAGTTAAAAAAAGGAATGCAGAGTGAGCAGATAGCAATACTGTATCTAATAGAAAAAGGATTTTTTGTTTTTAAAAACTTGTATGGCGTTGGTCCTGCAGATTTGATAGCAATAGATGAGAAAGGTAGAGTTGAGATATATGATGTTAAATCAGTTAGTTATAGATCTAAAAAAGCAAAATTTAGACCTGGAACCAAGATAAATAGAATGCTTACACAAGAACAAAAAAGATTAAAAATGAAATTTATATTTGTAGGAAAGGATGGCAAATGCACAGTAAGACTAAGATAATATTAGGACCACCAGGCACAGGCAAGACACACAATTTATTAAATTTGGTAGAACAAGAATTAGCAAAAGGCACTGCACCAGATCGCATAGCGTTTGTTGCATTTACCAAGAAAGCGGCAACCGAGGCTCGTGACCGGGCAATAAAGAAGTTTAAATTAGAAGAACAACATCTTCCATATTTTAGAACACTACATTCATTTGCATTTCATCAATTAGGATTAACAAAGTCAGAAGTTATGTCACGTGACAACTACAAAGAGTTTGCAAAAACATTTGGTATGGATTTAGGATCTGTTACTGATGGTGCAGAAGCTGGTGGTGTAGTAACTACAGATAACATACTAATTAACGAAATAAATTTAGCACGTATGAAGTGTATGGATCTAGAACATCATTATAACACTTCTAATTTACAAGACATGTCCTGGCATTCTTTGCTTCGTGCACAAAGATCATTAGAAGAATTTAAGAAAAAGAAAGAGGTATTTGATTTTACAGACATGATAGAATTGTATTTGGATTCTGGTCCTGTACCAAAATTAGAAGTTGTGTTTGTGGATGAAGCGCAAGATCTATGTAAATTGCAGTGGCGAATGATAAACAAACTGACAGAAAATGCAAGACAAGTGTACGTCAGTGGTGATGATGATCAAGCAATATACAACTGGGCTGGTGCAGATGTAAGATATTTTATAAAATTACCAGGTGAGGTAGAAACACTAAAACAGTCTTTTAGGTGTTCTAAGGTTATACAAAATTTGTCAGGTAGAATAATCAACAGAGTAAAATTTAGAAGAGCAAAACAATGGAAAGGCACAGATAGAAATGGATTTGTACAGTACCATAATTATCCTGAAGGTGTTAACTTAAGAGAACCAGGTAGTTGGTTAGTCATGGCTAGAACAAACTATATGCTTGACGAAATAGAACGTGACATACGGTTACAAGGTATGCTGTACAAAAGAAACAACAAGTTACCTATATCAGCAAAACTATTGAACGCTGTTGAGGCATGGAAAAAACTACACAATGGTGACATAGTTCCAATAGCAGACATCAAAGATATTTATTCATACATGTCAAGTCAAATAGGAATAGAGAGAGGACATAAAAATTTAAAAATGGCAGACAAAGAACAATATGAGTTAGAAGAATTAGTTATGCATCATGGATTATTGATGGGTGGTAGACCATGGGATGTTGCATTTGATAAAGTTGGTAATAGAGATAAAGAATACTTGAGAGCGATAGAAATAAGAGGAGCAATGTCAAAAGATCCTAAGATAAATCTTAGCACTATACACGGTGCAAAAGGTGGAGAGGCTGACAATGTTATGTTGCTTACAGATCTATCAAGAAAATCACAAGAAGCGATGGAAAGAGATTCGGATGACGAATGCCGTGTGTTTTATGTAGGAGCTACACGTGCTAGAGAACAACTACATATAATACAACCACAAAGAGAAGGAGGATTCATAATATGAGTTTTACCACTGGACTAGCTCCTGTAAAAAGGAACATAACAAAAGAAGATGTATTGCAGAAGGCTAAAGATCTTGTAACAGGTGATAGAAACGAGACACATGGTGATGCGTTTAATAATCATGCAGAGATTGCAGAGTTTTGGAATATATTTTTAGATAAAAAACTACAAGCGATGGCTAGCATCACAGCTGATGATGTAGCTTTGATGATGGTATTGATGAAGATATCTAGACACAATCAAGGAAAGAAAGTTAATATCGATAACTTTGTTGACATGGCGGGTTATGCAGCAATAGCAGGAGAGATTAATGACGCAGGACTTATTTAAAACTGTAACATCGCATTGGGTTGAACCTACGCAGTTCCCTCAGATAGAGGGACGCGTAGCGATTGATTTGGAAACATGTGATCCAGATCTAATAAAACATGGACCAGGTTGGCCAACTAAGAAAGGTAAGGTGATAGGTATAGCTATAGCCACAGCGTCCTTCAAAGCTTATTATCCAATCGCACACGAAGGTGGCGGTAACATGGATGAAGAAAAAGTTATCAAGTATATAAAATCTATCTGTGATGATGAAACAATAGAAAAAGTATTTCATAACGCACAATACGATATTGGTTGGTTGTGGACTTTAGGAATAGATGTCAAGGGTAAAGTGCATGATACAATGGTAGCAGCTGCATTGATAGATGAGAATAGATATTCATACACATTGAATAGTATTGTACACGAATATCTAGGTGAATTCAAAAATGAATCAAAACTAAAAGAAGCAGCAGAAGCTTTTGGTGTAGATGCAAAGTCAGAGATGTATAAATTACCTGCTATGTTTGTAGGAGAGTATGCAGAAGCTGATGCAGATCTTACATACAAACTACATGAGAAACTATCTTGGGAGATAGTCAAAGACAATCTTACAACAGTTTATGATGTAGAGTGTAGACTAATCAAAGTTATATTTCACATGACTAGACGTGGTGTTAGGTTTGACACTGTTAAGTGTGAGCAGTTGAATACAAAATTTCACAACAAAGAAAAGAAGTTGATGAAGCGTATTAAAGAATTGACTAATCTTGATATAGAGATATGGGCTGCAGCTTCTATAGCCAAAGCGTTTGATGCTTTGAATTTACCATATGAAAGAACAGAGAAAACAGATGCGCCTTCATTTACGAAGATGTTTCTTACAGATCATCCGCATGAGTTACCAAGATTAATCATGCAAGCACGTGAGTTAAATAAATTACGTGGTACATTTTTACATGGATTGATGAACTATACACAGGAGGGTAGAATACATGCACATATTAATCAAATTAGGTCTGACACTGGTGGTACTGTGTCTGGTCGTTTTTCTTATAATCACCCTAACTTACAGCAGGTACCCAGCCGTGGTCAGTTTGCGAAAGACGTTAGGAAGTTATTCATTCCTGAGATGGGTGAATATTGGCTCAAGGCAGATTACTCGCA